TTCAACACGCTGGTTACTACGTCCGCTGATGAAGCAGCCGAAGAAACAACCTTCAGAGCATCACTGGTAATCAACACAACCTTTTGGTCGCCTCCCACGATGACAAGCGAACTGCCTACTGGCACGGTTGCCGTTTCAATCAAGTAATAATCAACACCTGAACGGGTAATGTAGGCATTTACTGTGATTGGGCTAGACGTGGTGTTAGCCACGGACATACCGATAACGGTAGTTTGTGTTGAAGCGCCAACCGTCACGACTGTGGCGGGAGAAGTTCCAACGTCTTTGTTGACATACGAGGTAAATGTATTTGGCATGTTTTTTCCTTATCCTAATGCGATTGCTAGTGCTACAGCCGTTCCCGCTTGGTCTGCACCAACCGTACTGTAATCAATTGTTCTTGCAGCACTTCCATTAAATGTTACAGGAGCTGCTGCGCCACCGGTAGTGGTAATTGTTAATGAGTTTGTTGTAGTACCTGCTGGAGCTCCCCAGGCTAGGGTTCCTCCGCTTACAACCAAGGCTTGGCCACTTGAGCCAATCCCTAACTTGCTAAGAGCCGTTGTGCCCGTGGCATACAACAAATCTCCTGCGGTGTAGCTTGACTGCCCCGTACCGCCTGAAGCAGCAGGCAACGCTGTAGTCAGGGTAAGTGAGCTAAGGTGAGTAGTAGCGTCAACAACGTTTGTGCCATTGTTGTATACAAACATGGATTTACCAGCAGGGACGGCAATACCTGTACCTGTGGTGTTTTTGACTGTTACTGCGTCTGCTAATCCGTTGTTAATGAGATACAGTTTTTCGATCTGGCATCCAGAACCAAGGATTAGCTGTCTTGCCCCACCAGAAGTACCCGTTAAATTAAGCCGTAGATTGCGGGCTGTTTGGGCTGCGTTTGTGTCCGTTAGTGTAACTGTAACATCCGCACTAGAAAAAGCTACGTCTGCAGAACCTGTAATAGCCTCTTCAATAGCCGTACCAAGGTTGGTATTGGTAGTATTACCCCATGTTCCAGACTGCTCGCCAGTAGCAATAAGCTCTATTTTTAGCGGTGAAAAGGTGGATGGCATAGTTAATCCTTATACAGTCGTTATATCAGTCCAAGCAGGGCTTTGTGAGTCATCTACCTGTACCCAAGATGAGGATTGGTCGCTATTCACGTTAGCCCAACTAATTGTCTGGTCGTCATCGATTGGTTCCCACAATAATCTTGCAGTTACTGAATCTGTTGCTACTAGTGATTCTATTATAGAGGTGTTAAAAATACTAGAGGCAACAGAAATAATCGCCTGAACTTGCCCAGATTCATTGACCCCTACCAATAAAACGCTTCCAGAAGCATCTGTAGTATCCGTCCCAACGGCCGACTCATTAATCGAGGCAACTAGGTTCTGTAAGGCTTCTGTTAGGTCGGTAGCCTGCCCTGACTCGCTAACGGCTGCAAAATAAGCAAAAGAACCATCTACTTCGTCTGTTCCAACGGCATTTTCTGCAATTTGGGCTAAATAGGTAGGAACAGAAGAAATGCTATCAGTTCCAGCAGAACTCTCAGAAACGGCGGTCACAAAGTCTTGGTTTGCGGCAAATGTTGCGGTAGCACTACTGGTTTCACTAACGCTGGCTATAAAGTCTTGAATAGAGCTTACAGCATCCGTTACAGTCGAAGTTTCGTTAACTTCAATATTAAGAGACTGCTGGGCCGAAACGGCATCAGAACCAACAGAAGTGTCACTAAAGTCACTATTAAAGGTACTTCCTGCTACAAATTGGTTTTCAGAAGCCGTAGAAGCTTCATTTACTGCGGTCTCAAATGTTTGCACTGCAACAATTTGATCTGTTCCGGCTACGGTTTCGCTTACTGCAGTTTCAAAAATCTGCGATGCACTAATTGTTTCGGAAGTTACTGCAGCCTCAGAAACCGAGGTTTCGAAAACCTGTGCTGAAGAAACGGAGTCTGTGCCCGCAGCAGTATCCTCAACAGCACTTATAAAAACCTGTGCTGAAGAAACGGCGTCTGACCCAATGGCTGTTTCATTGGCATCTCGGTAATATACCGACATGCCCCATCCGGCTTCGCCCCAGGTGCCTGAGCTCCAGGCGCCGTCTGGCATATTTAGCCCGCTACGAGCTGATCTTGCTCAAACCAACGCTGTTGGGTTGTTTCCCCGTCATTCCACTCAATTAAGTAAGACACTATGCCCTCTTCAGACATGCGCAGGGCAATTACTGGACCTTCTGGGACCACGGCCTTAACTTTTACAATTTCGCCTTTTTTAAACATATTTGTGTCCTTATGCGTCTAAACTAAATGTATATGTAACATTAAGGGTATCACCAGAAGCCACGGTACGATCACCAGGCGCTGCAAAGTCAGAAGCTGAAAACAACACGCCAGTAAAGCCACCCTTGGTGTTGTTACTAATTAAAAACGCACCACCTACAGTCGCTGTAGCGTTAATGCTAAACGCTGCTGGAGAAGCAGAATTACTAATAACAGAAGGGTCAGCCGTAGTCGCTGTGCCAAAGGTACAAGCAGGGCGGGTAGCGTTGCTGTAAGGAACAATCTCGGTAAAGCCAGCATGGACTGCTGCAGTATCGCCAGCAACTGGGTTATTGGATGCAGCAGCGCCGTACAAGCCAATAAACCAAGCAGCGGTGTAAGTTACGCCACTGAAGTATTTAGTGTTCATGTCCTGTAAACCTTGGTTTACAACCAAGTTAGAAGGCTCTAATACCCACTTAACATTACCTTGAGCGTCTACACACTCAATCTTATATTTACCCGTAGCACGGGCAGAATCACCAGATTTCATCGCCTTGGTTAAGGTGCTAGAAACCTTGTCCTCAACGCTTAATTTTTCAACTTGCATTTTTAGCTCCTTAAGTAATGCGAATTATTGCTTCGTTTGCGGTATTTGGGGGCATTGTAATGTTAAATACATCTAGTGCTCCCGCAGTCTGATCCGTACCAAAATTGTATACGGCAACTGATTTATTGCCTTTACTGCTATTGTATATCAGGGCTCCTCGAGCAGTAAAGGTAACACTGGTCCAGGTTAAGTTATTAAAAGTCACGTAAGCGATTCCACTTCCTGTGCTCAGGATAGTGCCTGTTAAAACCTGCCCTCCAGCAGCATAGGTGCCTTGAGGGGTAACTTCTCCTAAAGCCGTATAAACAAGCGTATTAGGCCCTAGAGTAGCAGAGGAAGTGTAGAGCGCAATCTTAAAAGTGTCCGTCAAAAAATTATGGACGCCTTCTAGGATTTCCCGCTTAAACGAGGTGGTTAGGGTTTGTGTCAGCATTCTAGGTCACCGGAACCCTAACTTGGCCAGAGCGGTAAGCATCCTGACGCTCAAGGCCATCGCCAAGGCGTTTAGCTTGTGCAAGAGCTTCGTTGTATTTTTGCTCAACGTTAGCAATCAGGTCAGGCTCGCCTTTCATAAATAGATAGGCTTCACGTAAGGCACCATAAAGTAGCACGGGATCAAAATTGTCGCCCAGCCAAGAAGTGCCAGCATCCACAATCGACTGTGGGTAGAAGAAATAGTGCAGCTCAGCCAAATAGCCACTATTTGGAGTAGGTCCAAGAATTAAGCTAAGCTCGTTTGGGAAAGTAAGCTGTGACCCAAAAATAGCGTAAACCTTGGGAATACCAGTAGTACTAGGGTTTGGGTAGGCTTCCCGAATATAGTTCACGTCTTTGTTAATCAAATAGTAGTACTCTCCGCTAACTACGATAGCCAAAGAATAAACAGACAAGAAGTCGCCGGGAGTAGATAAATACTTATTACCAGAAGTTAGGTTACCTGTAACGTTCTTGCGTAAGGAAGGAAACTGAACGGTGTTATATATGCGCTTTTCTGCTTGCTTTACAAAAACAGGGATATTGTCGTCAAACGTCTGTTCAAAGTTTTCGGTGTAATCCTTGATTGCTTGTTTTAGTTCTAAGTAGTTCATAATCCCGTTGCTTTCATGTTGCCCGCATAAGTTACTGCAATGGTCGGATTAGAAATAGGTACAGGAACCATGCCGTTAGACCCGATAGCGCTGTCTCCAATAACCCCAATGTATACGTTAAACGTATCGTCAGGAATTGGGCGAGGTTCTTGCAATGCAATAGCATCTGAGACATTACGGCGTGGCTCCAACTGAGGATGCTTTGATTCATAGCAATATTGGCATGTTTTAAGTCCTTGCCACTCTTTTCGCAAGGCGTTAAGGAAGAATCGTTGTCCGCAACGATCACAGGCACCCCAGGCAAGTCTTCCTTGTGCATAAGCCATTTTAGTAGTTTAGACGTGTGTCAGGAACAGCATAATAACTAGCACTATCCCTGTCAAACTCAGAAATTCTTTTAAAATCCTCTTCGTAGATTTGTTTAAGAAGAACCATACGATCAGGGGCTTTTTTCATTGAAACATAATAAGCCAGCCCTGAAACTAGGCATGGCAAAAACTTAAAGTTTACGTCTGCAGTATTGGTAAAACCACCCGCATCTTGAATCCTGCGAATAGCGTAGTACACAAAAGTATAGGGTTGTGAGTCATCAGGGCAAGGAAAAAAGTATGCCTTTGGTTGATTAGTATGTTGGTAATAAAACTGCGCTGGACGACCTAGAGTGCCTGATTTATTAGGAGTATGCAGCCACTCTGCTTGGCTAAAACGATTGAGGGTAATATCAATGTTTTGTCCAGGACTTTGGGGAGAACGAACCACCGCAGACAACACATCTACTGTATCCGTGGGTAGATTGTATTCGAATACGTTGGCGGTTAAAGCCTGTGATCGTTCTTGTATAGTCCATAAATTTAAGCCACGACTTGCCCAATCCAAAAACAGCAAGTTCAGCGAGCGCCTTGCTGTTCTTAGATCGTAACCTGTGCGAGACTCAATACCGCAGCGTTCGTACGCTTCGGTAATCAGCTCCTCAATGTCCAGGTCAAAGGTAGTTGTACCTGACGTGGCCATTAGTTATCAGAAGCTGGTAGGTTGAGGAATACGCTTGTCTTTTGGTGTATCTACTGTGCCGCAAACTTTTTGATTTTCAAAGTTTACGTCTACTTTTTCAGGTTTTTTAGCCTGCTCGGTAGTCTCAGAGAATACTGCACCAAAACCTTTAATTGCTGCACCTACGCCACGTTTTTTCATCATTTACTCCTTATTTGCAACTACGTTTAGCCATGCCACCCATTTTTTTGTGGGCTACCTTTGCTGGCTTGCTTGCATGAGCAGCCAATTTTTTATCTTGCATCTTGTCGTAAGCAGAAGGCTTTACATCTCCGCCTTTTTTATACGCAGACTGTGGTGCAATCATAGGCAAGTTTTTAGCCATTTTGCCGGGTAACAAAGCACGACCTTGGCGATCAGCTTTTGCACCAGCAGAAGCTTTAGTTGCAGATTTTTTCATCTCGCCTCCTTTAGCGGCTTTGATTGGTTTGCCCATAGCCATAAGCTTGTGGCGGTTTGTGTTGCTTGCGTTATAGTCCATTTATCTTCCTCTCGCTGAACGTTTGGCTGGCTTAGCTATTTTAGCCGTTTTAGCCGAATTAATAAACGCCTGTTTGGTAGGCGCACCTTTTGCTCCAACTGGTCTCATTTTTTCGCCAGAACCCGCAGCGATCCTGCGTTTTTTAGCTGCGATATTGGCATATAAGCCGGGTTTTGTTGCCATTACTTTACCTCCGGTTTTGTAGTTATCAGGTGCGTCTTGTTGACTTTTTCCACGAACCTTATCCAATACTTCTTTAAATCCTGGATCAACTTTGTTTTTATCTACCTTGTCTGTTGCATTAGGGTTTTGTTTAGCAGGGGTTGGAGGAACAGAAGGGGTGGGGTTTACACGTTTTACCATTTATTTTCCCCAATGGCCCATAATAAAGCCAATAACTCCTGTTGCAGCACTAACTGCTCCACCTGCCCAAATCAAGGCTTTCCAGCCTCCTTTTGCTTCAGACAATGTTTTTTGGATTATTTGAATCGACTTTTTAATTTCGTCCATGTCTCCAACAAGTTTGTCCATATCCGCTTGAAGGTGTTTAATATCGTTTGCATGTGTGGCTAACTCCCTAGCTGTTTGTATTTCTTCCATTATGCGCAGTTCCATCGTTTTAATGAAGCTTTTGCACGCTCTGCAGGACCCTTAGCTTTCGCTACTACTCCTGACATTCTGGCACAAAACGATTTTTTACGGCCTGCGTCCGCTTTTGTTTTTGGGTTTGGTGCAGGGGCTTTTAACTTGCTACCTGTTGCCTTGTTGTACTTGGCTCTTCCCTTGGCAGTAAGTCCAGCTCCCTGTTTGACAGGGAGCTTTTCTCCACGCCCAATAGCAAGGGAAGGATTCTTAGCCATAAAACACCGTAGCAGTCATGCCAGCAGGGGTTGTTACATAAATACCGTTTGTGCAACGAAACCATTTTTAATGGTCAAAGTACCGCCGCCTGCGGGAACTCCGACAACCATTCCTTTGATACGGGCGGGTCCAGCAAACACAGCAGCGTCAGTCTGTGCCGCTGCGATTGCGGTTGATAGGACGTCATATTGAAGCATAATTAATCTCCTTGGTTATTGGGGCCGAAGCCCCATAAGATTAATTAAGCTGGGGTCACTAGACCAGAGGCGTCTGAGGGAGCCCAAGCAGAACCTGCTGTCGCACCAACTGCTGTGTAAATAATCCCAGTGGTATAGTCTACAACCATTTTTCCAGTATATTTACCAGTAGTATTAATTGCGTTTGCAATAGCACCAACCGCTGCCGCTGTACTTGACACTAAAGCTAAATTGGCATTTTTGTTGGTCCAAGTGGTTACGCCGCTGCCGTCGGTAGTTAATACTTCGTTAGCGGAACCGTCGTTTGGAGGAAATACTAGGCTGTAGCTTGCTGCTAGGCCGTTTGGGGCATCAATTGTGATGCTATTTGCGTTGTTACTTTGTAGTTCAACGGAAGTCGAAGAAAATACGCCTTCAAACCCGTTTAGGGATTTAACTGGTCCCGTGAAGGTAGTGCGAGCCATGGTAACTCCTTGTATATGCAGTACATTTTCCTGTAGTCTCTGCATCGTCTGCTGGGCCAGTCTACAGGAACTAAATATCCCAGTTCCTGGTGTATTTATACCCTTAAATTCATTTAGTTGCAATAGATTTTTAGATAAAATGGGTTATCCCCGGAGGCGAATCATGAAATTTACCATTAAGAAGGTTGATTTACGCAATGAGTCTAATAAGACCGTAATCCTATATCTTCAGAAAAAAATACTGCCTTCGGATGCTCCTTACAAACCAACTCAGGGGCATTGGTGGTTAGCTTACACAGAAGAAGGCAAGCCAGTAGCGTTTGCTGGGTTAGTCAGGTCACAACGATTTACAGATACAGGATATCTTTGTCGTGCAGGAGTCTTAGACGAGTACACAGGACACCGTTTGCAAAGACGTCTAATTAATGTAAGAATCCGTAAGGCCAAGGAATTAGGCTGGAATTGGATTATTACAGATACAACCGATAACCCTGCTTCATCTAACTCATTAATTAATGCTGGCTTTAAAATTTATACCCCTAGTACTCCGTGGTCGTTCAAGCACGCAATCTATTGGAAATACAGAATAGACCAGAGCGATGCCTTACAAAGACCCAAACGATCCAAGAAAAAAGCAGGCGTTGCGTAGGGGTTCTGCCAATCATTACAAGAAAAACAAATTAAAAGTACTTATTGCTACCTATAAAAGAAAAAAAGAAGAAAGAGAAAAATGGGTTGCATTTAAAGCCAGCTTGAAATGCAGCTATTGTGACCAAAACCATCCTGCTGCGCTAGACTTTCATCACGAAGACCCCAAGCAAAAAGACCGGGAAGTCAGCTACTACGTCAAAAACTATCAATACACTAGGGCGATGGAAGAAGTTAAAAAATGCCTTGTCCTATGTGCTAACTGCCATAGAATTTTGCACTTTAACGAAATTTCTAAAAGACAAAAGAAAAAGCCCCACCGAAGTGGGGCCTAACCTCACGTGAACAAGGTTTAGGTTGCGCCAGGTGATCCGTAGATACCACGTGGATCAGACCAGCCGAAGCTGTAACGCTCACGAGCCTTGTAACGTACGTTGCCGGTGTCGAAGTCGCCTTCGAAAGCTGTACGGATTGGGGCACGTTGGAACATCTTGAGTCCATTTGGAGCGTCGGTTAACAAGAACCATGCCGATACGTCGGTTAGGTAATGGTTAACAACGAATCCATCAGGAATTAGACCCATAGACTTGATAGCGTTGATGTCGTTATCAGCCGTAGCAGTACGGAGAGTAGACTTCATTAAACGCTCTGCTGTGAACTGGAGTTCTTTTGGAACTACCAACTTCTTAGCAATCAAGGCAATCTTCAAACCACGCTCGTCTGTGAAACCAGCGATGTCGATGATACCTTGCTCAAGGGAGGTCTCATTCAA